AGCTCCTTCATGCGCTCCACCACCTCGGTGGCCGACCGGGCAGACATATTGTCTGGCGGCAGGCTCTCGTCGAGCAGGATGCGCTTGATATTGCCTCTCAGGTCATTGATGACAATCTGGGAGACATTGAAGTCAGCAGACTTTGGCAGGGGTGTCAGGGAGGCACCCTGGGGGCCACCATTCCTAGCCACAGGGATGATCGCACCCGGAAGAATCTTGACTGTTGCAGGGTTCAGCACCCCGTCATCAGCGGCTGTATACACACCGGCAATGGCCAGAGAGGCGTTTTTGAGTAGCAGCTCTAGCGTCTTGTTGAGCGTCTTGATGTCGGGCATGGCCGTAATCAGTGGGCCACGGCCATAGATTTCCCCAGCCACTTTCATGTAACGGCTAACAATCCAAGGACTGACCTTCATGCGCCTATAGACCAGCTCTTGCTTGCCCTCTTTGTAGATCACATGGTAGCAATAGTCACCACGCTTGGGATCGAAGACAGTGGCCTCAATCAGGTCCACATCCTCAGTAGGTTTCTGGTCAATCAGACGGGCAAGCTGAGAGCCTGGCTCAATCTTGGCATCTGGCCACTGGCGGGAGATGGCCTCTGCCTTCATCCGCATCCGTCGGTAGACATTGTCTACCTGGCCATTAGCCCCCTCCTCAAAGGCCACCAGAAACTGTGGCACGGGCACGAAGTTGATCGGACTGGTGTCATCCCCAGGCTGGACCATCATCACCGCAGTGCCGACCGCCAGGTCGAGCAGGAACTCACCCATGGCGATATCGAAGTTGGACTGCTTCAGTGTGGCAAAGAGCTTGTCTGCATAAACATCTAGGGCAGCCTGCGCTTCAGCACGACGCTCCTCCGGGATGTTCGGGCCAGGCTCAAGGCGGCACCATTTACGCTGTGGAGGAAAAATTCCAGACTGTAGCCGGTTGGCAAATCTCTGGGTCGAGTTGATTGCGGTCGAATCAAAGACTCGTTGCATCTTTTTCGAGCCACCGACTTTGCCATCGTAGTATCCGTCGTATAGGTTGCGTTGGGGCAGGGCGAACTCATAGGCATCCTCGTAGAGGTCCCGGAAGTCATCCTTGCGTCTTAAGGCCTGGTCGTGCCTTTTTAAGACTTGTTCTGGGTTTAGTCGCATCATTTCTTTTTGGCCTCGTAGCGTTTGAGTAGGTTGCGGCCTTTAGCGGCCAGTTTTGCCGCAGCCGATGCGTTGGTGGGCGCAGCCTCACCCCAGGCACGGGCAGCAAGGGCCAGACGGGTAGGCTCTCCGTTATCCTTCTTGAGAGGCCCACTGGGATTGGTATAGAAGCGGGTGAGGAATGACCCCTTCCTGCGCATCTTCTCAGGCGTGTCTGCGGCCCCCTTGACACCGGGCTTGAGGTTGGCACCCTCCTTGCGCTTGAAGTGCCTCCTACCGGCTGCGGTGAGGCCCCCCTTGGGGTCTTTAATGGGTTGGCTCATTCGTACCACTCCAGTAAAAGGTGGGCCTCTCTTGACTGCCCAGAGACATTCTTCAATCGAAAGACATAGGTTGTTAGGTCTTTGAGTACATATTCAAATGCCCAGCCAGCCCCGCCCGACGCATTGCCGCCACTACCTCCCGGAATCGCCTTGGCAAGTAGCAGGGTGCCTGCGGTGTCAATTGTTGGGTTAATTAAGACTGCCGTGTCGCTGGTATTGGTCGAGCTGCGCTTGCGGTTGAGTGCCGTAAACGAAGTGCCACTGCTTACAGCAGACTCCTCATACCAGTAAAACTCTGCTGAACCGCCACATTCTGCCTCGACTAGCATATGCAATTCACAACCCTCGGCACAGGCAATCGCAATAGTGGCGAATCCATTATTGGACAATTTGTCATCACTGGCATGGAATTTATAAGCATAGAACGCCCGACCTTCATGCAGTCGCTGATGAGAGATATCCAGCGTCGGCATGGGCCGATCAGACCCCATGACAACCTGGCTATTGGTCTGGTCCATCCAGGTCGGCACCACATATCTAGCCTTGGTGGTATCAGACTCTCGGTTAACTAGCAGTGCCACTAGATGCTCCTGATCCGCACAGGGATGCAACCGGGAATGGTGACCTCAATGCCTTGCCGATTGAGATAATCTTCCATCTTGAAGACATAGGCTGCACACTCTTTCTCGGTCTTAAACAGGTCATTGGTATTGGCCACGAAGCTGCACTGGTCGTTCAAGCAGAACGCCACGATGGCCATCCACCCGCTCACTTTTTAGGCTTCATGGCGGTTTTGGCCGCCTTCTTGAATGCCTCTGCCGTGGGCGCACCCTTAGAGCCAGGCTTGCGCATCTTCTCGCCAGACCCCTCGGCTATGCGTTCACGCTTCTTGTGGATGTTGGCATAGAGTCCAGCTTTCATTTTCCGTACCCTCCTGCCTTGCGGCCCTCGCTCATGGCGATTGCCTTGGCCTGTTGTTCACTTTTGACCTTCTGACCAGAACTCGACTTGAGCTTTCCTGCGGAATACTCACGCATGACCTTGGCCACCTTCTTCTGCATCTTGTCTTTGTCGGGCATAGATATCTCCTTATTGAACAACCGAGCCAAGGGTGGACTGCTCACCACCCAGTCGCTCTTGGCTTAAAAGGCCACGCATACCACCTCGACGGGAAGCCCGACGGGTTGCCGCTTTTTGTTCGGCAGACTCACGGGTTGTGGCCGCAGCAGATTGAGTTGTGGCCGCAGCAGATTGGGCCTTGGCAGCTGGGGCGGCCATTTCTTTCACAGTCTCAACTGGTTGTTGAACTGGCTTGCTCTTGATTATGCCGCCCATTATGATTGCCCTCCTACTGAGCCAAGAGTTGTGATTCCTTCCTCGGGGTTGACCCGAGCCTGAGATAACAGCATCCGAGAACCGCCACGCATCCGGGCACGCCTGCGAGCTTCTGATTGCTCCGATAACTCCCTGCGCTCTTCCTCTTGCTGTTGCTTGAGTCGTGCGTTTTCTTTGCGTTGCTCTTCTAGTTGACGCTCGGCAGGACCAGTGTCTGGCCTGCCTCCGAATAATCCGCTCATCTGTACCTCGCCATGATGTAGTGATCTGCCCTGTCGGGTCCGTACTGGCGCATGGTGCCTTCTTCAGCGAATCCTAAGACCTTGGCCCATTGGTGCGCCCTAGTGTCGTTGGTTCTAACTGATATCTGTATGCGGTGCAATGCGTAGGATATCTCTGCGATATCGAAGAATGTCTTGCCCACCTTGGTCATACCGATTGGTTTGGTCCTGGCCTTATCGTCAGCAATGAGCCAGGCCTCGGCTACACCCGACCAGACCTCGACAAATCCAAAGCAGGCAACGGGTTTGAGGTTGAGGAAGGCCGTAACCGCTGGCCCCAGTGTGGCTTGACCCGCCACAGCATTGGCGATATCTATGTACTTACTGGCCGCCACAATCTCGGGCTGGCTAATGCTGATGCTTTTTGTGTGTACAGGTGAGAAGGGCATGAAGAATGCCCCGTTGACTCGGCACCGCTGGTTGAGCTGCTCAACGAACTGAAAATACATCGAACTCCGCTGTGGCCACTGTGGGTACCATGAATGTGCCTGATGCCTGCAATCCGCTCCTAGTCATCCGCTTATGCTCACCACCGCCCAGCAGGAGGTAGCCAAAGGCATCACCAATGTGCGAATGCTCGTTCTTGTTGGGTGCGTCTTTGAACCGCTCCTGGCCTGCGCCAATGGCCACCCGCTTGAAGTGATATCCACCGCCCAGACTCTTGCGCAGCATCTTGCATTCCCGGCTAACGATCAGGCCTGGCTTGCCGTTGATGAGCCTTTGCATGGGCATGGCTGCCGCCTCTCGCCTGACCTTGAAGTCATTGCTGTAGGTAGGCTGTGCCCGTAGCCCCAGGGTGCGCAGATGGTCAAATGCGGTGACCTCGTATATCGCATCTCTGGCCATACCGGCAGGGTCACCCCAGAGCATGACCTGGGCGGTAGGGTATTTGGCATTCAGCTCTGCCAGCAGTTGCTGACCGAATCGCTCCAGGCCCATGTCGAAGGTGACAATCTCATGCAGGATGACCCAGCGGCCATTGGGATATCGCTGACCCACGACGGCCGCAGGGGTGAGACCGAAGTCGAGACCGACCTGGATGGGGAGCTGGGGGTCATAGTCCACATCCCCGGACATCAGGGCATCGTCGTACTCTGGCCAGACCGGCCTGCCCTCCTGCACATAGGTGTAGAGGCCACCGGCATAGCACCTGATCCAGTCTAGATTCTTGCCCAGCAGCATCTGCTGGTAGTAGCCAGAGGGTAGGTTGCCAATGTTCTCGGCCTTGGTGTTGAGCTTCCACCA